GCGACGAACAGCCCGCGATCACCGTCCCGGCACCCAGGATCAGGTCCGAGGCGCTGGAATTGCCCATGCGGTAGGCGTCTTTCATGTAGATGCCATACAGCGACCGCGTGGCCAGCGGCAGCGGGTCGATCAGCGTTTCGCCGATCTGGATGTTGGTGCAGCTGATATTGTACTGGCGCGGGATGACCCCCAGGGGCGCGGTGTCCCCCCAGGCCAGGTGCGAGGTCGAGCAATAAAACCCGTCGATGCTGTCCATCAGCACCGTGAACTCGGTATGATCGGTCGCGCTCAGCGCCCCCGCCCGGCCGTTGTGGTTGTCCATGTAGACCGAATTGCACTCGACCCAGTAGTTGCCGCCCAGCCATGGCGCACCATCGACATCCAGCGTGACGCCGGTTGCGGTCGAGAACGGCGCCTCGGTTTCTTCGTACTCGGTCAGGCTGTCGTTGTTCGACAGGGTGCCGGTGATGGTGATATCGATCTCCAGCCCGTTGCTGATCGGTGCACCATCGACATCCAGCGTCACGCCGGTTGCGGTGGAGAACGTCGGCGCCTGCTCGACGTATTCGGTCAGGCTGTCATTGTCGGACAGGGTGCCGGTCACGGTCAGGTCGACCTCCAGCCCGCGCACATCCGTGATCACGCCGTAATTGCTGGCATCCAGCACCAGCGTGTTGCCGACGGATGGCGACCCGCCCGCAAGGTTGTCGAATGTCAGGGTGGTGAACCCCTCGCGCACATGATGAACCACGCCGTAATTGCTGGCGTCCTTGACCAGCGCATTGCCCTTGACCGGCGTGCCCCCGGACAGGCTGTCATAGGCAATGACCATTGTGGCGGTGCCCAGGGCGGCGGTGGCGGTGACGCCGGTCGCGGTCGAGAACGGCGGCGCATTTTCGGTGTATTCGGTCAGCGTGTCGCCCGGATAGAAACGCCCGACCCGCTCCGGAACCACCAGCTTCAGCGTCGTGGTGCCATCGTCATGCGTGTCGACGTCGATGATCTCACCGTAGTTGCTGGCATCGACCGCGACAGAGTTGCCGACGGTGAACGTCCCACCGGTCAGCCCGGTGAAATTGACCTCGCCAAAGTCGTGATATGACCCCACCAGACCGGGCGTCATCTTGCGCGCCATGATCGCAATGTGGGCTGCAGATTTGGCGCCCGCCGGCGTGTCGGTATCGACGTCGAAACTGACCGTGCTGGAGGTGTCGCAGTTGGTGAACCGCATTCCCTCTGGCACGCCCCGCAGCTCGACATGTCGGAACCAGTTGCGCGAGTGGACGTTTTCCAGCGTGCCGCTGGCCCGGTCATAGATCAGCGCGCGGCTGCTGGTCGGCGGGGTCGGGACCTCGTCCACCTCCTGCTCGAACAGGACGTTGCGCCAGTTGACATAGGTCAGGACATCGCCGTTCATCGGATCCTCGGGCTGCACCAGCACCACCGTGCCGGTGCCCGAGGAACTGCGCAGCACCGTCGCCAGCTGACCGCTGCCCACCACGTCAATCGGCTTTCGGATCACCAGCGTGTCCGGGATCAGGTCAATCGTCCCTGACGGCAGGATCAGCACGCCGCCTGCACCCGGATCACCGTCCGTGTTGATGTTCTGGCAATAGGTCAGCGCCTCGGACAGGGCCGCGGTCACCGCGGCGGCCGACGTGCCGTTCATCCAGTGATACAGGTGAGCGTCGCCATACCCCGGCATGAACGGTTTGAGCCCCGGCAGGGCCGCAATCGCATCCGCACCCTCTTCGGCGATGAACAGGACACGCCCGTTCGAGATCAACGATCCATCCGCCATCAAGCCGTCCGACCAGGCCGCCTCCAGCGCCGCCTGGTCGGCATAGCGGTTTGCACCGACAATGGTGGCCAGGTCCATTACGGGGATCTGGCCAGTGGTGCCCACCGCGTTGATCGCCAGAACCTTGGCGGCATCGGACAGGACGGTCAGGTTTGGAGCGCGGGTTCCGGTCGTCATTGGGGCCTCGAATCAGATGATGGTCACGGTGATTTCGCTCGACACGGCCGAGCCGATGCCGTCGCTGTTGAGCGCGGCAAAGCGATAGTCATGGATGCCCTGCGGCGCGGAGGCGGGGGTTTCCAGGAACAGCGTCACGCTGTCGAGGGTGCCGTCGAAATCGCTGGTCGCCACGATCGCCAGGGTGGTGTTCCCCCCCTCCGCGTCGAGGCTGAACAGGGTCTGTCCATTGGTGCTGATCGCAGCGCTGGCCACTTCCGGGCTGCCGCCGGTCATCTCGACCGTCACCGATCCGGCGGTCCGGCCGGACACCGTGATCTTTCCACGGTAGGTCTCGGCATTGGTAAAGCCGAGCGCCTGCGACAGGGTGCTGGCCGATCCGCTGGAATGTGTGCTGGGCAGGGTCGCGCTGCCCCAGCCGCCGCCGTTCGTCCAGCTGGCGGCCACCAGGTCGGTGCGGGTTGAATCGCCATCGACATAGGCCACGGTCTGCCCTGCCGCGACAGTGACCGGCGCGCCCACGGTGTCGGTATCGGTGTCCAGCGCATCGCCGTCCGCCGTCCGGAATATCTGGATCTCGGAGGTGGCGGCATCCGAATGCGCCAGGGACAGGGTCGCCGCCCCCAGCCCCCCGGTGACCGAGATCGAGGCCAGCGCCGGTGTCGCGGGGGCCGCCGCCAGATCGCTGCCCACCGTGACCGTCTCTGTCGCCGTATAGTCACCCAGGTCGCCGTCGAAATCTGCGGCGCGGGCGCGCAACTCGACCACGTCACCCACGTCATAGGTCAGCGCGATCTGCACCGGCGCGCCATTGGCCGAGACGGTGGTCCAGCTGCCCGCGCCCTGCAGGCGGTGGTCCAGCTCGAACCCGGCGATCAGGGCCGCGCCGCCCGCGGCGGCGGCGATGCGCACCTGCAGCTCGCGCGCCGCCGTGCCGTATTCGCCCTCTGCCCCCCTCGTGGTGATGCCCGCGAACTGCGGCACGCCGGGGTCGACACCCACATCGACCACCTCGCCAATGATCGGATCCCAGGTCGTCGGAACATAGGCATCGCTCAGCGTGTCGATTTGCGGCGCGGCGTTGGTCAGGGTCAGTGTGGCGGCAAAATCCTGCCCCGGCTCCACGTCCAGCACCAGCGCGCGTTCCGATTCCTCGCCCGAGACGCCGAATTGCACCAGCGCGCCCGCCGCCGGAACCGCCGTCCCGGTGACCCGCAGGGTGCGGGTTTCTCCGGCCACGGTGGCGACCGTGGTCAGGACCGACCGGCCGACAGTGTCGCTGCCGTCGAAGTCCAGAAAGCGGATGGCGTAGGTTTGCCCCGTCTCCATCGTGACCGCCTCGTCGAGGGTGATCAGCGGCGCGTCGACCCGCGTGACACGGCCCGACCATTGCGTGTCCGACAGGACGTGATGCGACAGGCGCACCCAGTCACCCCGCGTCGCGACCCGCAACGCACCGTCCTGCTCGACCGTCCAACGGTCGCGGCGATGGATCACCGACAACATCTGGCGATAGATCTCGCGCCGGATCTCTTCGGCGTTGGTCTTGCCGGGCAGGTCCCACTGCTCGACCAGGTCATAGGGCGCGCTGCGCCCGGGCCAGGGCACCACCACCTCGCTGTCGGCATATGCCGCCGTCTCGTCGCGGAACCGGACCCGCACCGCGTGCGGCGCATCCAGGTAGGTGCGCGACCCGGTAAACCCGCGGCTGTTGCGCGGCGTGATGTGGTCGACCTCGAAATCGGCAGGCCGATCGATCAGCACCGACCAGCGCGCGCCGTCGTGCCAGGGGGCGGCACGGCCGGCGGCGGCAATGTCGCGCAGACGGTCCAGCAGGCTGTCAAAGGCGCGGTGGTCCCGGTCATAGTGCAGGCCCTTCGCCTCGCAAAAACCGTGCCAGTCCGCCAGCATGTCCCAGTCGATGTCCGAATCGGCGGCCGGAAATGCGTTGTCGACCCCCTGCAGCGCCAGCGCATACAGCGAGGCCGGGTTGCGGGTCTGCTGGTCCGGCCAGGCCCCGGCGGCAAGGTCCGGCGCATAGCGCGTCACCACCGCGTTCAGCGAGTCGAGCGGGCCGTTCAGCTGGTAGCTGGCGCGCACCTTGATCGCGCACAGCGCCAGCGGCAGACTGGTCGCGATCGGGTATTCGGGCCGATAGCCCTGCACGGCGGTCAGGTTGCAGAGCCATGAATGCTGGGGGCGCCGGTCGCTCTCCGTGACGCGGGTGATTTCCACCTCGTAGTCGCCGCGCGTGCCCAGATCCCAGGTGAACTGCCGAAAGAACGGGCTGATCTTGAGCTCCCAATATTCCAGGGTCGTCACCGTCGACCAGGTCGCCGTGCCGACGGCGCGCTGCCGGATCCGGATGTAGCAATACAGCGCACGGAGATCCCCGTTGTCCTTGGTGTAGAACAGCCCGCCCGGGAAATGCAGCACGATGCCCGCGCGCACCGACCCCGTCGGCAGCGTCCGCGTCACCGGCGATTCCTGGCGGCCGCCGCTGGTGTCCGGATTGCCCGCGCTGTCGAGCGGATAGACATAGCGCAGCTCGATGTTTTCCGGCTGCTCGATCACCTGGATCGGTGTCAGCGTGACCGGGTCCTCCCCCGGCGCACCCTCGCGCAGTTCATACTCGACATCCTCGAATTCATCGATCGATGTGTCGCCGATCTTCAGGTCGGAAATGCCCAGCCGGCCGTAGCCGAAACAGAACAGCGCGCGCATGTACTGTTCATCCCCGATCACCTCCTGAAAGGGCTGCATGGCATAGACCGGGGCCACTCGGATCCGGCCCATCGGGCTGGGGATCGGCTCGCCCGGAATCGCCTGGTTGCGCCAGCCGCGCAGGCTGTATCGGTCTTCGGGGTCGGGCGGCCCGTCGGGCAGTGCCGGCGGGCGGATCAGCGCGTTCAGCGCCGCCACCCCCAGCGCACCCACCGCCAGCGCCGCCCCCACCGCCAGGATGTTGACCGCCAGCGTCGGCAGGGCCGTGTTGCTGGCCAGGAACAGGGCCACGTTGATTGCGGCGGTGCCGAGGCCCGGCACAATCCGCACCGTGACCACGCTGCCGCCGTGCGGGCGGACATGCGGCCACCAGCGCCGCGGCACCACCACCCAGCGGTCGCCGCGGCTGAGGGTGACGCGGACCTGGTCCAGCGCCGCATCGCTGGCACCCGGCATCATTTCCGCCACGATCTGCGCCACGGTCACGCTGGGGGCAAGGTCGAACCGGCGGCGCGCGGTGTCCGGCGACAGCCCGCGCACAGCGACCGCATGCACGGTGTCCTGCCGCGGCGCGAGGCGGTAGACGCCGACCCGCCGCTTACGCCAGGTCGGGCTGTCGATGCGTTCGATCACCGACCGCGACCCGGCAGCCACGTGCAGCATCCGCGTGGCGTCCACCGCCACCGCGATATGGGTCGCATGCGGGCCGACGCGGAACAGCAGGGCATCGAACGGCGCGATCTCCTGCACCGGCTGCCAGCCGCCCGCGTCCCGCTGCCCCTCGATCAGGGCGGACAGGTCGGCGCGCTCGCGCAGGGACGGGCAGGCATCCAGGTAGTCCGGCAGGTCGACCCCCAGGGCCTCGGCATAGACCAGCCGCAACAGACCCCAGCAATCCACGCCCGAGGCATCCCGGCCATGGTCGCGGTGCGGCAACCCGACAAAGCGTCCCCAGTCAACCGCGCCGGTCACGGGAACAGCCCCGGGAACCGGTCGCGGGTCATGCGGGCGGACGGCACGCCCTCGTCCTCGATCGGGCGGCGGCTGCAGGTGATGACCAGCTGGTCGCCGTATTCGACGGCGATGACCCGCAACCCGCGCCATTCCATCTCGACGGTGTCGGGCGTGGCGGAAAACACCAACGCCAGATGCGCGGTGCCCTGCGTGGCGACAGACCGCAGCAAGGTCACCAGTGTGGCGTCGAACAGGTCCAGCACGATTCGCACCGTGGCCGGCGCGTCCTCCTGGTCACCGGGCAATTCGAACCCGGCGGCAAGGAACAGGTAGGGCTCGGTCGCCGGGTCGGAATCGTTCCAGGTCGACCGCGTGCCGTAGCGCAGCGGCTCGGTGGTCAGGCGCTCTGTGGGGTCC